TCAAATAAATAAATAAATTTTTTTATTTTTTTATTTTTTTTTTCTTTTTCAAAAGTATTTAAAAAAATTTTAATTTCTTTTTTAATAATATTTCTATTTAATATTTTATCAATATTTAAGTTTTCCATTTTCTTTTAAATAATATAAATTATATTTATATTAACATAAATGAATATTATTTATTTTTTTATTTGTTATTCCTTCCCAATAAACATCGCAATCTTTTGACCATTTACATTTATCTTCCTGTGTTAAATTAGTTATATCTACTTTTTCACAATTTTCATTTACATTATATATGTGTCTTGCTTTACAAATTTTTCTACCCATTATATTTTTAGGAATATAATAATTTGGACACATACTTGGTATTGGTGGATTTTTTAAAATGCCTTTATTTAAATATATTTTAATTATTAAATATATAAAAAAAATAAATAATAATAAAAATAGTAAATAAATTATATTAGTAATTAATTTCATATATAATTTAATTATAAAAAAAATATAATAACAATTTGATTAACAAAGTGAATAACCATCTTTATTTAATCCATTTGTTATTCCATCCCATGGAACATAACAATATTTTAATTTTCTGGCTTGATCATCGTTATCAAACAATTTGCTTTTTGCCCATTTACATAATTCTTTTTTATTGTGAGTATCTTCATTTGGATTATAATTACTTCCATGAATTTTTATAATTTTTTTACCACAACCATTATCGTCTTCGTCTTTTCCCAATCTTTCAAAATATTCTACTTTACTAGCATCCAACGTTTTTTCAAAATATTTCATAGGTTTTAAAACACAGCAACTAATATCATTACACTTTGAAATATCATAATAATCAGGACATTTACTAAAAGGTAATTTAGGAAATACGATTTTTAAACACGCAAGAGAATAAAATAATAAAAAATATATCACCAATAAAACTAAAACTATGATTATGCCTCTTTTAAAAAAATCACTCATATATTTTATATTTATATTTTTTTATTTTATAATATTAAATATGGAATTTAATAATGATAATAGATTTAATCATAATACATTTAATAAAAATCAAAACGGTAAAGTTGGAATATTAAATTTCAACCCATATGATAAATTCAAATTATATGATAAAATAAAAGTAAAAAATAAAGTAGATTATAGAAATGCATTACAGGGGAGTTGGGCTAATTCTAAACTTTCAAAAAATTTTTTTAGTAATGAAAATATTTTGAATATACAAAATATTTTAAAAAAAAAAGTATATTTTCATTCAAATAAACAATATGAAATTGGTAATCAATCATTGGACCCACTTAAAATGAATATGAGAAATATATATTTTGAACATTCTAAAAATTTACCATATAATATTGAAAAACAAGTTAATGAACTAAATGAAATTTTAACAAATAAACTTGTTCCAGAAATAATTTCAGAAGCAATAGCTTATATTAAATATAAGAGAGATATTAGCAAATTAGTAACACCTATAGATAGACCTAAATCTACATATAAATCTAATACATTAGAATTTAAAAGTTTTTTTTAAAATTCTTGATTAATATAAATTTCCATTTTTTGTTTATACAATTCTTTTTCTTCTAAACCTTTATCAATAAATGGCTGTCTTTCTTCATCAGGTAATTTTTTCCACATTGATCCTAAAATCTTTTGAACCTCGCCTATTTTAAATTTTTTTTTATTACCTTTAAGATTTTTAATAACTTTATCTCTATTTTTATCGCAAAAAAATAAGTAACAACTTTTTGAACGTTTTGGTTTATTGGGATCTTTAATTTTTTTAATTTTTAACTTATCTCCTAAATATTTATTTACTAATTCTTCGCTTTTTTCTTGAAATCCTAAATCAACACAAACACTAGCAATTAAATTTTTATGACTTTCAAACCAAATATTATTAAGGTCTCTAGTATCGTTATTAAATATTAAATGGTCCATTATATTATTTAATAAATTTTTATTATTATATTCTTTTTTTAATATAATAATTAATTGTAATTTTATATAATCAATTTATTTAATCAAATTATAACTTTTTAAAAATATTTATTATTAAATATTTATAATATATAAATATGCAAAATTGTGTTAAAACATGTACATTATTTTATATAATTTTATTAAATTATTTTTTTGTATTAACATTTACTTTAATTTATAACCAAGATTTAAGTAGATTAAATATTTTATTAAATAATAAACAAAAAAAAATTTATGATTTAATAAAACGTGAAAGATGTAAACATTTTTTTATAGGATTATTAATTGGCGGAATATTAGGATATTTAATAATATTAACAAAAATATCAAAAAAAATTAAATTTTGCTTATCAGGAATCGTATTAATATTTTTTACAACTATTATTTATTATATATTGCCTAAAACAACATATATGATTCATCATCTTAGAACGGAAAAACAAAAAAAAGCTTGGATGGAAGTCAACTCTAATTTTATTAAAAAAAAAATAGCTGGGTTCTTACTTGCTATTATTATTTATTTTGGAATACCTTTTATTTTTTAATTAATACACCATCGGTTCTTTCTTTTCTTTTTATTCTATATTTTAAATATTCTTTTTCTAAAATAATTAATTCTTTTAACCATTGTTTTTGAATAGTTGTTTTCTTAATTTTATTTAATAATTTCTTCTTTTCTTCTACATCTTTCATTAGTTTATTATAATTTTCTTCTTCTACACTATCAATCGGCATTGTTCGTAAATATTTATATGTTTTGTCATCATTAATAATATCAAAATTCATATATTTTAATAGTTCAATTACAACAGATTTTTTTTTCCTACGAAGATCTAAATTATCATCACATTGTTCTTTAATAAAACGAGCCTTATTTGAAAGAACAATTAACATTTTTTCTAATTCTTTAATTTGATATTCTTTTCTTTTTTGATAATATTCTAGACGAATTGGAATATAATCTTCTATAATTTCATAAACAGTCTTATATTTTTTTAGTTTTTGATTTGCATTAAATAAATGCATATTTGTTGTTTTTTTAGTAGTATATAATTTAAATACTTTTTCAAATTCATTGCATCCATATTCTATGTTTTTAACAAGAAGTTTATTTAATCCCCCTGACATTAATGTTATTGTAAAATTAATTTTAGTATCTGTACTATTATCATTATAGTTACGAATAATACCCTTTTTCTTTTTATCAGGTAATAAAGTTTCTAAATGTTCTTTAAATTTTTCAGTCCACATTCCAATTGGTAATTCCGTAACCATTACTTTATCTGTTCCGATTTTTTTATAACAACCTTTAATTAAATATTTATCATTTGTAATTTTATTAATTGTACCTTTAAATCCTTCAAAATAAGGTTCAATATTAATTTTATTTTCTTGGTTACTTTTACTTTCTTCATTATTTTTACATTTGTTAATTGTACAATTTAATTTATTTTGTAAATATTCAATAATTTGCGTTGGATTATGCGAACAAATATCTGTTGAAAATCCTGTACCAATACCCTTTGAACCATTAACTAAAATCATTGGGATAATAGGAACATAAAATTGAGGTTCAATTGATGTCCCATCATCATCTAAATAATTTAATACATTTAAATCATCTGAATTATATATGAATTTAGTAATAGGATTTAATTGTGTAAAGATATATCTTTCTGAAGCATGATCCGCCCCACCTTTTAATCTTGTTCCAAATTGTCCATTTGGCATTAAAACCGCAATATTATTAGAACCAACATATTCTTGTGCTTGATTTACAATTGCTTCTGTTAATGATTTTTCACCATGATGATAACAAGAATGCTCGGAAACATACCCTGCCAATTGAGCAACTTTAATTTCTTTTACTAGATTTCTTTTAAATGCTGAAAATAAAATTTTTCTCGTTGAAATTTTTAAACCATCAACTAGATTAGGAATACTTCTTTCACAATCATATTTTGAAAAATGTATCATTTCTTTATTAACAAAATCACTGTATGAAATTTCTTCATTTGATGAATCTAAAATATCTTCTCTTTTATAATTTCCTAACCAAACTTTTCTATCATTCGCACGTTTTTTATTAAATACCATGTCTAATGAATTTTTACATTCATTTCCGTTATATTTAAAATAAATCATCTTTTTCTCTTTAAAATATTCTTTAAATTCCTTAGCAGTACTTGTACCTAAACCTTTATAATATTTAATTTTCCATCCATTAATATTTGTCATTGTTTTTTTCCAATCTTCATATTCGTTTTCATAGTAAAAATTTTTTACTTTTTTACCTTTATTTGCTTTAATAATTGGTGTATTCATAAAACCCATAAAATTATCAAATTTCATTAAATCATTCCATTGAGAATTAAATAAATTAATACACAAACCTTTAATATGACTACCATCTAAATCCTGATCTGTCATAAATATAACTTTACCATATCTTAATTTTTTCATACTTTCTTCTTTTGTTTTATATTTTTTTTTTGTTTCCAATCCAAGAATTTTCTTAATATTTGTAATTTCGGCATTATTATTTAATTTTGATTGCGTAATATCTAATACGTTCATTAATTTACCTTTTAATGGAAACACACCATAAATATTACGATCAGATTTAGATAACCCTGATACAATCCCCGCTTTTGCTGAATCTCCTTCGCAAAGGATCAATGAACATTTTGATGATTTACAACCACCTGCCCAATTTGCGTCAATTAATTTTGGAATACCTTTAATATTTAATGTTTTTTTTCCATCTGTTTTTTTAGCTAATTTACTTTCTTTAATTTCTGTTAAACTAATTGCTGTTTCCATTACACCCAATTTAATAATTTTTTCAATAAAATCATCACTAATAATACATTTTGAACCAAATTTAGATACAGGTGTATTCATTGTTTCTTTAGTCTGACTATCAAATGATGGATTTTCTATTACACAATTTACAAATAGCATCAATTGTTCTTTAATTGTTGTATTTTTCACTTTTATTTTTTTCTTTTTTTCAATATAAGAAATTACTTTTTTAGTAATTTGATTTAACACGTGATCAATATGTTTACCACCTTTTGGTGTATAAATTCCATTTACAAATGATATTTGTGTAAATTCTTCTAATGGTGACAAACATACGGCATATTCCCATCTATTATCTTGCTTACAAAATACTCTTGTTGTTTCATTTTTATTACCAATATATAAATTAATATATTCTTCAAATGTTCTAAACGGTACTTTTTCATTATTAAACATTACATTAACACTTCTGTGAGTAACAGCACCAATATCAAATGTTCTTTTTTTTAATAATTGAAAAATATCATCTGTAATACCATCAATCCCGAATCTTTTAAAATCTAATTTAAATGTCACTTTTGTGTAAGGTTTTTCTTTACTTTTTGACACAATTGGTTTACATATTTTAGAAAGATTATTTCTAAATGTTTGTTTATATTTTAAACCACGAATATGATCTACTGTTTCTATTTCTCCATATGTTGAATATATTAATACTAATTTAAAACCAAAACCATTTTTTCCACCAACAATTTTTTTTGCTTTTTTATCATAATTTGTCGATGTCATTAAATGACCGAAAATCATTTCTGGAATCCATAATTTATGTTCTGGATGTTTAGCAATATCAATACCATTTCCATCATTTAATAAAGTTATTAAACCTTTTTTTTTATCAACAGTTACATTTATTAAAGTAACAGGAATAATTTTTTTTTTATCTTTTTTTTTTGCATTATTCTTTTTTTCTAATAAACGAACATAATGATCACGACAATTCACAATTGATTCATCAAAACATTTATATAATCCAGGAATCCATTCAAATTCTTTAAATTTCATTTTTCCATTTTCAAGAATCCAATTTACTATTTTATCTTTTTCAACTGAACCAATGTATGTATCTGGTGCATCTAAAATATGTTGTTTTTGAGTTTTTTTTTGATATTTTTCTTCCAAATTTGATTCCATGTTATATAATTTTAATAATTAACTTTAAATATATTTATTATTCAATTTATTTTATATATTATATTTTTTATATTTAGGGATTTTTTTTATTGAAAATATTTTTTTTCTTTATTAAATATATAATGGTAAAAAGAATGCATAAATCAAGCGATGGAATGTATCATATTTCAGGAAATAAATATAAAATTCTTGTTGGTTCAAGAGCACAAGTATGGCACGGAACTGCGTATAAAACAACAGGCGGATTAACTAAAAATAAATTAAAAAAAAATAAACATGGTAAAATTGTATCTAAAGCTAAAAGCGCCAAAGGTCCACAAATGCTTAAAAGACTCCACAGAAAAGGATATTTTACTAGAAAAGGTAAGTGGGGATATGTAAAAAAATCACCAGTTAGAAGATCCTCAAAATATGTAGCAAAAAGATCATCAAAAAGATCATCAAAAAGATCATCAAAAAGAAAAAGAACAGTAAAGAGAAAAAAACGCGCTAGAAGAAAAATGAGACGTTAAATAAAAATATTATAATAAAGATATAATAAAGATATAATAAAGATATAATTTATAATATTCATACTAATATTTTATTATTATGAATTTTAATAAACAAATTTTAAAATCATATAAAAATATTAATAAATTAATTATAAATACACCATTACAATATAGCGAAAGATTATCTAAAAAATATAATTGTAATATATTTTTAAAAAGAGAGGATCTTCAAATTACTAGATCCTTTAAAATTAGAGGTGCATTAAATAAAATAATAAATTTAAAAAATATAAAAAATAGTGTTGTATGTGTAAATGGTATTGTATGTGCAAGTGCAGGTAATCACGCACAAGGTGTCGCATATGCTACTAATAAATTAAATATAAAATCTGATATATTTATACCATATAATACACCAAAACAAAAGATTAATAAAATTATTAATTTTAATAAAAAATCTGAAATACATTTAGTAGGTAAAACTTTTGATGAATGTTTATCCAATGCAAATAAATTCGCATTAAAATATAATAAAGAATTAATTCATCCATTTGATGATTATGATATAATATATGGACAAGGAACAATCGGATTAGAAATCAATGAATTAATAAACCCTGATATTATAATTTCAACAATAGGTGGTGGTGGTTTATTATCTGGGTTAAAATTATCTAAAAATATAAATACAACATTAATTGGTGTTGAACCTAAATATTGTGATTCTATGTCTCAATCAATAAAAAAAAAAAAAATTATAAATGTAATTCCCAAAAATAATTTTGTTGATGGTGCAACAGTTTCTAAAATTGGGAAAAAAAATTTTAATATTTGTAAAAACATAAAAATTTATACTTGTTCAATAAATGAAATATGTAAAGAAATTATTGATTTACATAATGAAGATGGAATTATAGCAGAACCAGCAGGAGTTTTACCATTTACAGTATTAAATAAAATAAATATTAAAAATAAAAATGTTGTTATTATTTTATCTGGTGGTAATAGTGATATATATAGATATACCAGTATAATTAACCAAATAAAATAATTTATAATAATTAAAATTTATTATTATAAATTATCAAACCATTTATGCTTTTTTATATCTTCTAAATATATTCTATTTCTAGGATTTGTAAGAAAAATTTTTTGCAATAAATCTTGCAATTCAGGTGTAAAAATTTCTAATTCTTTAAATTTTTTTTCAGGATTATTTATTTCAAATTCATTGAATATTTTTTTTTTAGTTAAAATACCATATATACAAACACCTAAAGACCAAACATCACTATTTATATGATAATAGTTTTTATATAATATTTCAGGTGAACAATAACTAGCTGTTCCAATTTTTTTTGAATTTAAACAATAAATATTATTTTTATTATCAAAAATTTGAGAACATCCAAAATCAATTAATTTTATTTTTCCATTATTAGAATAAATAAAATTTTCAGGCTTAATATCCAAATGTATAATATTGTTTTTATTACATTCTTCAATACATAAAATCATTTTGTGTATATTTTTTTTTGCTTCAATTTCATTAATTTTTTTTTTTTTATTACTATAAAATTTATCAAATAATTCAATTCCATCAATATAATTTGTTAATAAATATAGTGATTTTTCGTATTCTATTAATTTATGATATTTTGGTAAACAATTGTTATTTGTTTTAATATTTTTTAAAATTTTTATTTCATTTAACGCATTTTCTTTTTTATATTTTTTAAATCTTTTACAAGTATAAAAATTACTAGTTTCATTGCTTTTTACCTTATATACATTTGAATTTGCTCCTTCACCTAATTTATATATATATTTATAATTAAATTTAGGTTTTAAAATATGTTTAAACGCATTAAACATTTTTTATATATTTAAAATTATTTTTAAATTAATAAATTATTTGAATAATAATTCAATTTATAAAATTAGAATTTAAATTATATTTAATATTATTTAATTAATGTGTGGTATTACTGGATATATAGGAAATAGTAAAAAATCTTATAATTTACTATTAAAGGGATTAAAACAATTACAAAATCGTGGTTATGATTCAGCTGGTATTTGTATTATAAATGATAATAAATTTATTTTAAATAAATTTGCATCAAATAAAAATGAAACTGGGATAAATAAATTAGAAAAAATAAAATATAAAAATTCAAATGTTGGAATAGGGCATACAAGATGGGCCACACACGGTTCTAGAACAGACATTAATTCACACCCACATTTATGTATCTATAATGAAATTGCTATAGTTCATAATGGTATTATTGAGAATTTTGCAAGTTTAAAAAAAAAATTAATTAAAAATAAATATATTTTTAAATCTGAAACAGATAGTGAAGTTATTGTGAATTTATTATCGTACGAATGGAAAAAGAATAATAATTTTAAAAATGCAATTAACAATACAATTAATCAATTAGAAGGTACTTATGCATTATGTATTTTAAATATAAAAAATCCAAATAAATTATTTTGTGTATGTAATGGAAGTCCATTGTTAATTAGTAAAACAGAAAAAGAATGCTATATTGCATCAGAACAAAGTGGTTTAATGTTACAAACAAATAATTATATTTGTCTACAAAATAATGATATTATTGAAATTTCTATAAATGAAAAAAATAATATTAAAATTAAAACAAATAAAAAATACATTAATAAAGAAAAACATTCAAATAAAATATCAACAACATTTGCGCCATATAAAAATTGGATGATTAAAGAAATATATGAACAAAATGATGTTTATGATAGATCTCTTAATTTTGGTGCAAGAATTTTAAATAATGAAGTTAAACTGGGTGGATTAGAAACAAAAAAAGAACAATTAAAAGAAATAAATAATATTATTTTATTAGGTTGTGGAACATCTTACTACGCCGGATTAACTTGTATATCATATTTTAAAACATTGTGTAATTTTAATACCATTCAAATTTTTGATGGTGCGGATTTTTCTGAAAATGATATACCAAAAATAGGAAATACAACATTTATTTTATTATCACAATCGGGAGAAACAAAAGATTTACATCGTTGTATTAATATTGGAAGGAAAAATAATATATTATTAATTGGTGTAGTAAATGTTGTTGACTCTTTAATTTCTAGAGAAACCGATTGTGGTTGTTATTTAAATGCGGGGAGAGAAGTTGCTGTTGCTAGCACTAAGTCATTTTTTGCTCAATGTATAGTTTTGTCTCTTATTTCAATATGGTTTTCGCAAATACAAAATATCAATCATAATATTAGAAATAATTTTATAAAAGATTTAAGAAAATTAAAATTCGATTTACAAAATGTTTTACATAATGAAAAAATATATGATAAAATAAGTAAATTATTATATAAAAAAAATAATTTATTTATTTTGGGGAAAGGTAAAAATATTGCTATAGCAAAAGAAGGTTCACTTAAAATAAAAGAAGTATGTTATATTCATGCTGAAGGATATTCTGGAAGTTCATTAAAACATGGACCATTTGGTTTATTGACAAAAGGATTTCCAGTAATTTTAATAGATACAATTCCTGAATTTTATTCTAAAATGAATAATGTTTATAATGAAATTAAATGTAGAGAAGCAGATATTATTTTAATTACAAATAATAATAATAATAATATAATTATAGAAAATGAAGTAATTAAAGAAAATACAAATATAGAAAATAAAAGTATTGAAGAAATTATAAAAATTCCATATAATGATACATATAATAATTTATTGTCAATAATACCGATTCAAATTATTGCATACAAAATATCTTTATTAAAAGGGATAAATCCAGACTTTCCAAGAAATTTGGCAAAAGTTGTTACTGTAGAATAAAAATTTGTTATTTTTCTTATTTTTTCTTATTTTTAATAAGTTCAAGATATTTATCATATTTATCATAATCAATCATAACTTTTAAACTTTGAAATGCAAAATTATTTAAACGATATTCTTTTTTCATATATTTTGCAATAGCCCAATCTTCGCTCAATTCCTTTTTTATTAAATGAAAATGATTTGTAACCAGATCTTCAATATTTCTCCTTGATAAAGCATACAATCTTCCATTTGTAAAAGGCAAACCATCGCCAACCACATATCCTTCTGGGAATCCATCTTTTGCATGAACTCTTGGTTGATATTGTTCTACTTTTTTATGTAAAATATACATATTTCCAACATAATCTGGTTTTTTTTGCAGTAATGCTGCTGCTAATATGGAAAAAATTTTAGGTACAATTACTCTTTGATCATCATCCGATTTAAAAATATATTTAAACGAATAATTTTCAAATAGTGCTTTAAAACCCATTATTGTTTTGTGTGGTAAAGAGAGATAATCATCTTTCGTATTAGTATAAATAATATTTTCATTTTCTTTAATTATATAACCTCTTTTTTTGTGTTCTTTTGTTTCCTTATCCTTCTTTTTAAATAATCGCTGGTCTCCAACTAAATGAAAATATCTCATACCTTTCATAATATCATTATTTTGCAAAAATTGTTTTATTTGTCCTTCTCTTCTCTCTGTTTTATATTTACGACAAGAGAGAATCATTAATATAAAATCATCTTTTAATGCATTATCCATTAATTTATATTAATATATTAATATTTAAATATTAAAAAATTATTATTATAAAATAAATGTTTGGATATTATATTAATTTAAATCATAGAACAGATAGGAAAGAACATTTTGAAAAATTAAAAAAAGAAAATAATTTTTTTAAAAATGTGGAAAGAATGTCTGCAATATATAGTAAAACATATGGTGTTGGATGTACGTTGTCACATATAAAATGTCTTACAAATTTTTTAAAAAGAAGTGATAAATATTATATTATTGTAGAAGATGATTTTTGCCTTTTAAATAAAGAAAATTTTAATAATTTTATAAAACATTTTGATAAAATTAAAAATGATGATAATTGGGATATAATTGTTTTAACACCAAGAGGTATAACAATTGAAAAAAATAAAATAAGTAATTTTCATAGAATTATAAATAATCAAACAACAACGGGTTATATAATTAAGCATGATTTTATACCAAAATTATTATCTGTTTATAAAAATGCAGTTGTTAAATTAATGAAAGGTTATAATGGTCCTCTTCCAAATCCATATTGTACTGATCAATGTTGGAAACCATTACAAAAAAATAGTAATTTTTTATACTATAAAGATATTTATGGTGGTCAATTACCATCATATTCGGATATTGAAAATAAAATTGTTAACTATAATAAAAGATTTTTAAAACAAATTTATTATTAGTTAGATATAATATTATAAGTTTTAAACCTTTGAACATTTAAAACGCCGACATAATTAATATTTATCATTTTCTAAAATAAAAAATGGAACCACATAGGAATATTTAATATTTAATTCTTTAAACATATTTTTAAAATGTTTTAAAGAATTAAATATTTATTAAATAAATTCAAAATAGATTCACCCGTATTACTAGGCATAAATTCTGGTGTAATTTTTGGATTATTTGGAACATAAAAAATATATTTTATCTTATTTGAATTAATTAACTTTATCCACCATTCTATATCTTTAATATTACATTCTGGAAATGAATGAATATTAACAACTATATCTATTTTCAACGTTTTAATTTTTTCTGGAATATCATACAAATTTATAACACTGTCACTTTTTTCATTTAAGTATTGTTTTTAAAAAAATGTGCTTTGTGGTATTGCGTCAGTAATATAATATTTAGAGTTGGGAATACAATCTAAATATCTTTTACACAAACGACCGTAACCACCACCAATTTCTAAAAGTGAAAGTTCGTTTAAATTTTGAAAAAATGATTTTAAAAAATATATTTCTAGTATTGAATCCAATAAATCTCTACTTATTTTAATATTATCAAAATCATAACTTTTACAACCATAAGAACCACACTCAAATGTTTTATTTAATAAATTATCTTTATCAATAGATTTTATTATTTTATAGTATTCTATATACGTTCTTTATTATCGCCTAGTTGTTCCTGCCATACGAAAGCATTTTCACCTCTAAAATTTGCATTGAAAGATTTTAGTATATAATTACTGCTTTGTTTCCAAACAGTTGGATTTATATTAAAGCCATTTTTAATATAAAAGTCATTGTATTTATTTTTTAATATAAGTAATTCCATATAATTTATATTAAAAAATAAATTTAAGTAACTTTTATAAATAATAAATTATATAATTTGTATTAATTGTAACATATATTTTTTAATTCTTCATCAAATTTTTTTACAATAACCCAACCTAGATTTTTTAACTTTGTATTATCCATATAGTATCTTGTATCATTATATACTCTATCTTCAACATGTTCTATCCATTTTGAGTAATCATCTGTTTTTTTTATTAATTTAATAATTTTTTTAGTGATATCCATAATTGAATATTCGTCATGACAACCGATATTATATATTTCCCCGATAACCCCCTTATGTAATATTAGTTCAAAAGCAGTTGCAGTATCATAACTATGGAGAAATGCTCTGACATAACTTCCATCTCCGTGAACAGTTACTTTTTTATTAGATTTTAACAACTTTATAAACTTGGGAATAATTTTTTCTGGATATTGATTTGGTCCATATACATTATTTCCCCTAGTAATTATAATAGGCATTTTATAACATCTTGCGTATGAACCAACAATCATCTCTGCCGCGGCTTTTGTAGCAGAATACGGGTTATTAGGACATAAAATAGAATGCTCTTTTTTAGCTATTTTATCATCTAAATTTGAATCTCCATATACTTCATCTGTAGAAACATGGATAATTTTTTTAAGTTTTCCATATACTCTACAATCTTCTAATAAACTATGTGTAGCTAATACATTATCCTTTGTATATTGTAAAGAGTTTTTAAATGATGCATCAACAGCTGTTTGGGCAGCGAAATGTATAATATGTGTTATATTATATTTATTTAATAAATATGAAATTAAATCAGTATTATTTATATTTGATTTTATAAAAATATATTTTTCATCTTTTTTGATTTCTTCACTAATATTGTTTTTATTTGCTGCATAATATAAACAGTCTATATTTACCAAAACATTTAAATTATCTTTATTTTTGGGAAAATAATAATTAATAAAATTTGAAGCTATAAATCCATACCCTCCTGTTACAAGAATATTCATTATAAATTAATTATACGATTTATTTTTAATATAAAAATAAAAATATATAAAAATATTAATATAATAATATTAAAATGAATATCCCATTTTTAGATTTACAAAGAAATTATAACACAATAAAAAAAGAGGTCAATGATTCTATACAATCGGTTTTAAATAAAAATAATTACATATTAGGCGAAGAATTAAGTATATTTGAGAAAAATTTTGCTAGTTATTTGGGTGTAAAACATTTTATTGGTGTAGGCAATGGAACAGACGCACTAGAAATAGCAATTAATAGTTTAGACTTGAAAGAGACAGATGAAATAATAGTGCAATGCAATACTTATGTAGCAACTTGTTTGGGCGTAGTTTCAAATAATTGTAAATTAGTATTATGTAAATGTGATAGACATAATTTTCAGATTAATATTGAAGATATGAAAAACAAAATAACCAGTAATACTCGTGCTATTATAGTAGTGCATTTATATGGGTTAGTTACAAATATGGATAAAATAGTTGAAATTTGCAATGAAAACAATTTAATATTAATTGAGGACGCAGCACAAGCTCACGGTGCTAAGTGGAGGGATAAAAGAATTGGTAGTTTTGGAAAAATTTCGTGTTTTAGTTTTTATCCTGGAAAAAATCTAGGTGCTTACGGAGATGGGGGAGGTATCGCAACAAATGACGATGAATTAAATTTAAAAATAAGAAAGTTGCGAAATAATGGAAGTATTATAAAATATAAACACGAATTAATCGGAAGAAACAGTAGGTTAGATACAATACAAGCCGCAATACTAGATGTTAAATTAAAATATTTGGATTCAAATAACCAAAAAAGAAGAGATGTTGCTAAGAAATATAAATCTTTATTAAAAGATGTTGAGGAAATAGAATTACCTATTGAATTAGAAGATGCAGAACCAGTATATCATTTATTTGTAATAAAAACTAAGCATAGAGATAAATTACAGGAATATCTAAAAAAATATAATATTTCTACATTAATACATTATCCAATAAGTTGTAATGAATTAGAGTGTTTTAAGAAATTAAATTTTGCCAAATTAGATAATAGTTTATCAAGCGAAATATTATCATTACCGATGTTTCCTGAACTAACTAATGAAGAAATAGAATATACTTGTAAAATAATAAAACAAATGTTTGAAGAAAGAAAAAAAAATATAATACAATTTAAATCAAAATTAACTAACAATAAAGATGGAATTTTACATTGTATCAATAAGTTAAATTTTGAAACAAATCGTATATTTTATATTGATAAGTTTAAAACAGGAGAAACAAGAGGAAATCATGCAAATATAAATACAGATGAATATTTATTTGTATTAAATGGAAATCTAAAATTAGAAATAATTAATAAAAATAATGAAAAAAAAACCTTTTATTTATTTAAAGATGAAGGTATTTTAATTGAAAGAAACAATTGGATTATATTTAGTTCTATAAATAAAGATACTATTGTAATGATATTGGCGAATAAAGAATATAAGGACACTCAAAGCATTTATGATTTTGATGAATTTTTATTATAATTATGATATAAATATAACTATAAATATGTTATTATATGAATTCCATATCGAAATTTGCAAGATTATGTTCATCATTAAAAATTGGTTTTAATAATGAAATAGGTAAAAATGTAAAAATTTACAAGAATGTTATGATAGGAAATAATAATAAAATATATGATGGAGTTACTTTATATCCAAATACAGTTATTGGAGATAATAATATTATTTTAAATGGAAATATTATTGGAGAGCATCCAGTTAATGCTGATGATGATATTGTTAATTTTGAAAAAAATTATGATAATGGTGTTCTTATTGGAAATAATAATTTTTTTCATATTAATAATGTTATATTTGGTGGTGTTGATAATTCTACAAAAATAGGAGATAATAATAAATTATTAGCCGAAAATCATATAGGGCACGATACAATTATACAAAATAGAGTAACTTTATATCCAAGATGTATAACGGGTGGCTACAGTATAATAATGTCGGATAGTTCTATGGGATTTTATTCAACAATTCAACAACGAAAAAAATTAGGTAATTATGCAATGCTAGGGGCTGGTAATAATGCGAGTAAAGATGTATTCCCTTTTTATATTCAGGTAAATAATAAATATATTAGATTTAATGATAAAAAAATACCAGATAATTTTGATATTTATAAATATCAAAATGAAATTAGAATACTAACAGAGAGATATAAAAATAAAACAAATGATATTTTTAATGGAATAAATGTATCAAAAAATATTTATAAAACAATAAATAATTTTATACTTTAATTTAAATATTAAAGTATAGTTAAATTAATGAAAAGTAACGAAATATCTATTAAAACTTTTGTCCCAGGGTTTGCAATGGGTATAACTAGAGCCTTAATTTCGCATCCATTTGAAATATTAAAAATTAAATCGCAACTAAATTTAAAAAAAAAAGTTCCTCTTTTCAAAGGTTTGCATTATTCTTTATTAGCGAGTGGTATTGAAAGAGGAATTCAGTTTGGATTGTATGATTTTTTTAAAAATAATAGTGATTCAAATTTAGTTAGTAGTTTAAAAGCAAGTTCTTTATCTACTTGTATAGGAATACCATATAATTTTTATATAGTTAATAAATCGGTAGTAAATCAAAAATTTAAATTTAATTTGTCAAATTTAAGTAAAACTATTCCGTTAGAATATTCTAGGAGTTACTTAGGATCTGCGTTATTTTTATATACTTATAATGAATTAAAAGATAAAAATATACCATTATGGTTGGCTGCATTTTGCGGGACTACTAGTGTTTGGTCAATTACATATCCATTGGATAATATTAGAAATCAAATTATAAGTAAAAATAATAATTTTACATTTAAAAATTTGTACAAAGGGATACAGTATCCGGTTTTAAGAAGTATCCCTTCAAGTATAATGGGAATGTATATTTATGAATTTGTTAAAAATATAATTTAAATATGTATAAATATATAATATACAAATGAAAACTTTTACAATTTGTATACCATGTGTAGATAAACATATAGAAAAATTTGATAAATTATTAGAGTCTTTATCTAATCATATAGTTAAACCAGATAAAGTAATAGTTTCAGTTAGTCCAAAATATTTAAATTTGGATTTACATGAAGAAAAAAAAAAGTTAGAAGCAAAATTCCCATTTTTATTATGTTTAGTGCAAAATAAGGTAACTAATTGTAGTGAAAATTTAAATTATATTTTTGATAAAGTTGAAACTGATTATACTATAATATGGGGGGCAGACGATTTTTTTCACCCTCAATATTTAGAAATTATGAATTATATAATACAAAAATACAACCCAAATATAATATCTCATCTATGGGATACAATGTTATCAAAACTCACAAAGCAAAATCCTAATTTAGCATATGATTTTGATGTATTTTCAAAAATCAACCTGAATGAAATCGTAAGTTATAATGACAAAGATATAGAAATATATATGCATCGAAATGACGGAAGAGGAAGACAAGTACCTCGTTTTCATATAAAACAAAAATTTATATCAAATTTACATTATGGAATGCAAATATTTAAAACAAAAATAATAAAAGATAATAAATTTTTAATAGGACCAGATTATGATTATAGGGCTGATACATTATTTTTAACGGATATGTATAAAAAATATGGAAATATGCGAATTATAATGGAAAATTTAATTCAATATGTTCCAGGCGAAACATATTAGGGATAATATTATTTATTTGCCTTTATAGCATTTCTAATTATTTTAGTTATATTATCTAAATATTATGATATTATTTAGATAATAACATTAATTCTGCTATCCCAAACTTACATACTATTATAAGTATTAATAGTGTCGATTATTGAATTATAAATTGTTTCATTTTTTATTTTAATTGTATTAATAGATTCTAGTTTATCTAAAAATGACTCTGGTTTAGTAATATCGTACCCAGTTTTAATATTAAAATAATAAATGGATTCAAATAAAATTAAATTACAATTTAAGATTTGTTCACACCACTTTTCTGACAGACACTCGTTTGACCACTCATTAAATATATGTATTTTTTCATATATGCACTTATTAAATCCAAATGTCCCCCCCGCATATTTATTATTAACCCACTTTGACCAGTTGGGATATTTTCCATCCCAAATTCCTAATAAAGATTTATCATTTAGTTTTAATTGGTCGTCCATCTCAAAAAATATTACCGCGTTATTATGACGATTATTGATACCATAAAATTGTTTTTCATTTTTGTTATATTTTTCATATATTTGTTTATAAAATTCTTTACATATTAAGTCATTAGAACCCATTACCATAGTAATATCTTTATTTTTTTTAATACTATGTGTAAGACCAATTTTAAATTTATTATTTAACATTTCTTTAATTTTTGGGTTTAACCAATAGACGCCGTTTTCAGCAGAACCGAATTGCGTAAAAATGACATATGAATTATTTGAATTATGTCCAAATATATCCTTAAATAAATTTATAGATAATTCAGTATTACAACCAACAACTGTAAATGATAAAATTATTTTATCTCTTATTAAACTTCTTGCCAATTTGTTCATATATTTAAATATTTTTTCTGTATGAAAATATCTTCTAGATTTATTTTCAAAATATGTTGGTATTACAATATCTATAAATAATTTATTATTGTTCATTATAGTTTGTATATCTTTATATTTTTAAATCAAAAAATATAAAGATATGTTAAGTTTATTATTATAAATGACATTAACTTGTGTATCCGGATATTGGAAAATAAAAAATAAACATGATAATAAATTTGAAAATTGGTTTAATAATACATTAAAATTTAATTGTCCATATGTTTTTTTCTCTGATAAAGAAACGATAGAGGTAATAAAAAAATATCGGGGAGATTTACCAACACATTATATTGAATGTGATATAAAAGATTTCAAAACTTATAAATTTAAAGATAGAATGATAACACATCCAAGGCATTGCACTTCTATAGAATTAAATTTAATTTGGAATGAAAAAATATTTTTAATTGAAAAAGCAATAGAATTAAATCCATTTAAAAGTGAATATTTTATGTGGATGGATGCGGGAATGTCTTCTTTCAGAAATAAAATGCCCCCATCAATACCATTTCCAAATTTAAATAAATTAAATAAATTACCAAAAGATAAATTTATTTATTCTTCTTCGCATAATTTCACTTATAATGAAAAATTTGTAAAAGGACATTATCATTTACACCACCATGTGTCAGGAACATATTTATTTCATAAAAATTTAATTAATAAACTAGTTGATATTTATAAAAAATATTTAAGTTTGATAGATAAAAATGATATTTGGACAGACCAAGTAATATGGACCCTTATTTATAAGGATAATAAAGAATTATTTTTTAAATTATGTGATAATTATGGGACTATTCCTCTTTATTTATATTAAATTATTCTATTTTTATCCAATTTTCTGGAAATAAATCTTTTGTGTTAATATTTTTAGTAGGTCGAAACCATATTTTGGAATAACATACTATTTTTTCAGGATAATTATTAAAATATGCACCCCACCAACTAAATGTGCTATTTGCTATAATATTATGTTTACAACAAGACATTAATAACATTTGTTCCCAATCTGCAATATTATAAGAGCACTGTACTATCTTTATATTTTCAAACTTTTTAGAAATCTTCTCTATATATGTTTTAATTAATTCATCATCTACCTGTTCACTAAAAACTAATATTGAATATTTTTCATTAGTATTATTTAATACATATTTTAAACTATTGATAAAATAATCAAGTTCAAGAATTGTGTGTGTTTTATTGGGATATTTAAAATCTCCTAATCGGAAATGTATACTAATAATTTCACTTGAAAAATATTCTTTATACTTTTCTTTTATAACTATCTTTTGTTCCTCTATTTTTATTAATTTTAATATTTTATCATATTGAGATTCAAAATATTTATATGACTGAAAATATCCATTTATTATAAAATCGTTTTTATTATTCGGAATTAATTTAAATGTAAACATTGGTTCCTTATATCTGAATAATTTTGGTGTATTATTATATGTAAATTTACTTAATTCTGATAATATATTTTTCCAATAAGTTCCCCTTTTAGATATATGATCTAGTGGTGAAACATTACAAGGTTTTGTAGATTTTATTCTAAATTCAATATTATTTGTATATGCATATGAAATACCACAAAAGATTTGAAATAATTGATTTCCTAATCCACCACATAATTCAATATAAATCATTTTTTATCATAATTTAAAAAAAATTATTTAAGTTAATTGCTTATGTTATTCTTTTTCTTATATCGTTAATTGTTGATGTAGTTGAAATACTATTTGTTCGTGGAAGATAAACTATTTCACATATATCTTTAAACTCATCAAATTTACCTAACCAGTCATCACCCATCACAAGAATATCTGCTTTATATTTTAATATATATTCACGCTTTAATTCAAGAGATTCTTCTATAAATACTTCATCAACACCTTTAATATTTGAAATAATTTCTAAACGATGATTTTGATTAAATATAGGTTTTCTGTTTTTCTTACTAAAACTAAAGTTATCACTAGATATTCCAACTATCATTTTCCCTTTTCTACCCTTCATTTTAGAAGCGCGATTTAATATTTTAAGATGACCAATATGAAACATATCAAATGTTCCAAATGTTATCACTATATTATTTTTATACAAAAAAGGATACTTTACTTTCATCCAATTAGGAATTGTAAATGATATTCTACCTTCATGAGGATATTGCTTATTAATTGATAATATAGGAGGTGGATACCCCCCCCATGCTTTTTTGCAATAAATTTCTAATTGATTAGGAACATATACTTTTATATCTTCAAAGAACATTTCTTTGAGTGGAAAAATAAGATTATATTTATATGGTTGACTATCATTATTACATGGATTTGGTATTAAAATTTTTTTTTTAAGTGTATTAACAAAAATATCCATTTGTATACCATTATGCCAGCTTTCATCTTTCCAATCATCATATTGAGCATACAAATAACGTATTTTTCCGATATTTGATTTGTAATATTTGTCTGTGGATTTATCCTGAAACCAATAATCTTTAGATAAATTTTTCTGGATTATTTTTTTTAACTTTTCATAATCAGTTTTCAACATTGCAACATCAATATCAGCATCATGTGGTATCCAACCCTTGTGTCTAACAGCACCAATAAGTGTTCCGCCAACACACCAATATTTTAGTCCATTGGTGCGACATATTTTATCAAATTCTCTTAACATATCTGTCATAATTTTTTGACCTTTTTTAAAATCTGCTAATTCTTTTTCAGAAAAATCTTTTAGAAGTTTCATTATATTTATACATATATAGTTTTTTTAAGTAAATATAAATTGGATTAAAAATCATCCATTATTAAATTATAATTAAATTCTTTATTTTTAAAAATTTTTTTTTATTTAGATAATAATTATACAGATTCAATGAAAAATATAAAAAATTTTAAAACTAAATATATTTTCTTACTTTTATTTATTTAAAGATAAACACTTATTTATTTTAATAATGAATTCTAATTCTAATAAATATGTATTAGAAATTAAAACCGTTCAAATTTCTCCATTTAGAACATTAATGACTGCTTTAAAAGATATATTAATTGAAACTAATATTACTTTTCAAAAAGATGGTATACGTGTTGTTAATATGGACAAATCACATACTATTTTGGCTCATCTTTTTCTAGATGCTACAAAATTTGAGTATTATTATTGCAAATTTCCAAAAATTACAATCGGTGTTAATATGTTTCATCTTTTTAAATTAATCAATTCTATTGATAATGATGATACATTAACAATTTATATTGAAGAATCTGAATATTGTGATGGTATTGTTGATTATCTTGGTCTTAGATTTGAAAATGGCGATATTAAACAATGTAAAAATCAAAAACTTAAATTAATTGAACCAGATGAAGAAGAATTAGATGTTCCAGAAGTACAATTTTCTTCTATTATAACAATGCCTTCTTCTGACTTTCAAAAAATTATAAGGGATCTTTCTAATATTTCTGAAAGACTCGAAATTAAATCTGTTGGTAATGAATTAATATTTAAATGTAATGGACCATTTGCAATGTGCGAAATTAGACGTTCTGCTTCTGATGGTGTTATGGAATTTATTAAAAATGAAAAAGATAAACAAATTATACAAGGCGAATATTCACTCAAAAATCTCGGATATTTTATTAAATGCACTAATTTATGTAATTCAATTGAAATGTTTCTTGAAAATGACCTACCCCTTATTGTAAAATATGATGTAGCCAGTTTAGGTGCAATCAATTTAGCATTAGCACCTTTGCCATCAGCATAATTTATTTTAAAATTTTTATAATTATTATAGTGATATTTAATTAATATCACTATAATAATTTTATAATAAATTTAAAAATTATTTGTAATTAAAATATAAAAATATGTATAAAAAAAATATTTCAACTAATCGTTTTTTATTATATGAAATATTAGAAAGAAAATGTAAATTACAAGAAAAAATATTAAAATCTACAAAAAAAGAATTAATTGAAAAAACATTAGAATTGTCAATTGCAAAAAAAGAAATTTTAAATTTAAATAAAAAATTAAAAAACTATAAAAAATAATTTTAAAAAATAACAATATATTCTAATATATATGGGAAATACATTAACACACACATATATTGTAAAACATATAATAGAGAGAAAAAATAAAAAAATATACAATTGTAATAATAATTATAAAAAAATATATAAAATAATAGAAAATAAAAAAAACACCGGAACGTTAAAAAATAAGATATTAATTTAATATTTTATATTATGTTTTCTAAATAAACACCCTTTTTTATTAATCCCATTTATGTTAACTAATAGATCGGTATTTTGATAAGAACTGTTTTTTAACCATATTTTTAAAATATGAAAATTTTTTTTTGGTGATAATGTTATACCATTTATATTTTCTAACATTTCTTCATTCTCGGTTATTGTTGAACCAAATAGTAAAAAACTTATTTCTTTCCAAATTTTAGGAATTTTAGATGTTTCAACTTTAAATGAAAAACACCCACCTTTAATATTTTTTGGATCCTCCCATATAGGATTTATTTTATCTTTCATTAAAAATAACATACAATTTTTAATTAAAATATCTGGTAAAATATTGTAAATATCTAAAACATCTTCAACATTTTCAAAAAAATAAATCTTCTCATAACTTTTTAACGACCAATTTGTGTCATGAGGTAAGTGTGAAAATAAATTCCATTTACAAGATAATGGGTGAATATCATTATTATTGATAACACTCATTTATATATGTAATTAGATTAACTTTTATTTAAATAGTTTTCGTTATTTTTATACTATTTTGTTAATTACATTAAATAAATGTTATTAGATTTTTTTAGAATTTTCAAATTTATCTAAATTATCTAATATATTTGTTACTTTATATCCTGATTCTTCATTATTTAAAATTATTTTTTCTTTTTTTGATAAAGAAAAACAATTAATATTTTTGTCTATTATTTTTAATTCATAATTTTCATCTAATATTATATCATATTCATAAAAATCTAAAAACCAATTTAAAAATTCAAAATCAAATACTTCATTATTTTCAAAAAATATACTTTTTATATGTTCATTTTCAAATATAATATTATCATTTTTATTTTTAATTTCAACTTGAATAAACGGTTGTTCTATTCGTTTTGGTAAATTATTTATATCAAATTCATTATTTGTGAATCTGTAAATTTCTTTTATATCATTATTCTCTTTAACATAAAATTTAAGAGGAAATTTATTTAATTCTTCTGGAACATTCTCTAAACTAGAGTAAACAATTGATTTATTATTATAAAATACAAAATAATTTTTTATAATATTTTCTTTTTCTTCTTTATTTGATTTATAAAAATTATTTTCTAAATAAAGTCCCATTTTAATTTTTTTTAATAATATCAGGCTTAAAAAATTATTATATTTTCCATTGTAAATATTTAATCCTAAATATAAAGGTACGATTATCAAAAATGGTTTAATTAAATTTATTATATCAAACATATTTTATTATATATATTTTTTTTTTTTTAAATATTTTTTATTATATATTATGAATACTTACAATATTTAATGTTGTTATAAATTTATCATCCTTGTCATAAACATCAATTGTTTGGTTTTTTGATATTTTTTTATTTTCAAATTTTAATTTAATATTATTATTTATAATTACTTTATTTTTGTTTATAAAGTAAAAACCATTTTCTGAATTATATTTAACTCTATTATCATTGAAAAATTTAATTTCTTTTGAAATACCCGTATCATCTTTGAAAATTATTTTTTTATTTCTCATATTTATATTATTTAAACTAAAATTTGTTACCATTCCTTTTTTTCCTAATATATTTTGCAAATAATCACTATTTAAAAAGAAATTACCTGAATTATTTTTATTTCCTCTGTTATTCCATAAATATAATAAATCTTTTTTTGTTAATCCATCATCATCACCATATAATAATTCATATTCGCGTGCATCCACTTTTTTTTTATCTTTTGTTTTATTTATTTCTTTTGCGTTTTCGTAATCAATTGTAGAATTACTTAAATCCTGTATATTGCTTTTATTGATATTATTAATAACTCTTCCCGTTTTTGGGTCTAAACCAAAAGCAAATAATAACATTGAAATTATAATTGACATTAAAATAAATGGTATTGCTATTATTAACCAAGCCAATACCGTCATACCACTCATACACATTGCATTTAATAAAAGTGTAAATATTATTGTAACTATCATTTTCATTAAACCTGTATTATAATAACCTTGATAAACATCTAAACATACTTGGGTTAAACCAAATATTAAGTATATTAATGCTGGAATACAAAAATTAGATATCATATTATATATAAAAAAATAAAATTATTTATTTCTATTAAAAATAATAAAAAATATTTTATATTTATAATTATTTAAACAAAAAAAATAATAATTTATTAAATGGAAAAAAATACTGATACGGAATTTGAAAAAAATATTAAAATAATAATGGGACAAACAAATTATAATAAAGAAAAAAGTATTAAAAAATTAAATGAATGGAATAATGAACATATGAACGTTATAAAAGAATATTTAAACCCCAATTTTAATAAAAATAAAAAAAAAATAAATAAAACAAATAATCAAAAAATATTTACAGAAATAAGAAATTTTATGGATAATATACAGTATAAATCAAAAAATTAAAAAAAATTTTTTTTTTCACTAATGTTTTTTCTTTTTAAAACATATTTTGATTTTATAGGTTTTTTATTGTACATATCATTATATATTAATGGTATTTCATTATTATCTTCATACAATTCTGGCATTATTTTTATAAGTGGTTTATCTACTACAAAATATATGCGATCATTTGATAATAGTTTCCTATATTCTTGAATAGTTAATGTTCCATAAAATTTATCTAAAGTGTAATACGGATTCGGTGCTGGTTTTATATTTTTTTTATATTTAAACACTTCAGAATACATATTATTTAAAAGTGCGTATCTTTCCCATCTTGTTGAATCATCAATTGATTCATTTTTTAAATAAGCAACGGCACATTCTGGACTACAAAAACAACCATATACTTCATATTTGTTTGTACATTTTTTTGGTAAAAAAATTGGATTATTAGTAAATGAATAAGTACACCAAAAACAAGCCGACTTTTTAAAACTCATATTATTATGATAAATATATTTTAATTTCCTTAATTTATTCCATATTTCTTTTATTTGAATTTCTTTACTTATAATTATAATTTGTTCTGGTTTATTAATTTCTTTATACCCCATTTCATTTAATTTTTTATTTTTAAAAACAATTGTTTCAATTTCATTTTTTGGAAAGTGAAATTTACTATTTTTTATCTCTTTTGTAGAACATTTTAAATGTAAAATTATATTTATAACTTCATTCGTTTTTTTATTTTTTACTATTTTTTTTACTATTTTTCCACCCTTTGGTTTTCTACCCCTTTTTTTTTTAATCTTTTTTTCTTCTTTTAAAACACTCTCTTTTTTTATTTTTTTTTTTCTAGGCATATATATGTTTCTTTAAATAAAAACAATTTAAATTGTTTTTTTATATTAATTAAAACATTTTCTACAAACAGGTATATATAAATTATCATTACCAATTAAAATTTTATCTTTATTATTATTTAATCTTTTAGTAAAATTCGCAATTTTATTACATATTTTGCATTTTGATTTTAAATTTATAACATTATCAGCAAGCGGGATAATGTCCAAAATAGTTCCAAATTTTTCCATATTTGAATCTGCATTTAAACCACATACATAAATATCGTAATCATAATTTACTAAAACAGATATTACATTATATAAATCTTTAAAAAATTGTCCCTCGTTAATCAATATTGTTTTATATTTTTTAGATTTTATATTATTAAGTATTTTATAAATTTCAGACATTTTTTCTATAAAACAACATTCTATTTTTTTATTATCGTGGTTTGATAAAAATTTACCATATCTATTATCAAATTTATGATTTATAACTAGTGTTTCTATATTTTTTTTGTTGTTTTTTTCAAAAATATCAATTAAATAACTAGTTTTTCCTGAAAACATTGGTCCAATTATTACAGTGAGCATTATATTATTAATTTTTATTTTTATCTTTATTAAATTTTAATAAAAATATAAATCAATTTAAAAAAAAAATAATTAAAAACTATTTTTTTGTAATAAATAAATGGATAAAACAATTCCGTGGACTGAAAAATATAGACCAGATGATTTTTCAAATATTATTTTAGATAAATATAACAAAATTATTTTAGAAAATATCTTAGAAAAAAATATATTTCCAAATTTATTATTTTATGGACCACCCGGAACCGGTAAAACCACCACAATTATTAATTTAATCAAAAAATTTCAAATTAATAATAATCAACGTAATAAAGGATTATGCATTCATTTAAATGCTTCTGATGATAGAGGAATTGATATAATTAGAAATCAAATTTATCAGTTTGTTATAAGTAAAAATATTATTGGAAATGGTGTTAAATTTATAATTTTAGACGAAGTTGATTATATGACAAAAAAAGCACAAAATGCTTTGAAATATATTATTCAACATAATATTTCAAAGGTTCGTTTTTGTTTAATTTGTAATTATATAAGTAAATTAAGTAGTTCACTTCAAAATTTATTTATAAATATTAAATTTTATCAGTTAAATAAAAAATATATTTTTAATTTTCTTAAAAAAATATGTATAAAAGAAAAAATTAAAATAAAAAAATATCAAATTAATAATATAATTGAAGAATTTAACTACGATATTAGAAGTATGATTAATTATCTTCAATCTAATAAATATTCAATTAAAAATAATTATCTTATTAATAAAACACATTATTACAATTTAATATTAGATATAAAATCTAAAAAAGATATTAATTTAATTTATAATAATATTTGTGAAAAATCTATAAAATATAATTTAAATAAATTTGAACTTGTTGAAAAAATTATAGATATTTTAATAAAAAAAAAACAATCTGAAAAATGGATTTATTTATTTAAATTCTTTATTAGAAATATGAATTCAAATAATGATGAATTAATTTATTTTTTTTTATCAAAATCACAAAATTTATTTAATTCATCATAATAAGATTTTAATCTCCACTCTAATTTTTTCATAAAAATATTTGGAGATTTTTTTTTTGGAAAAAATATATCTTCTTTTAAACTATAATTGTTTTTAATTTCTTTAACAATTTCTTTAGATGTTTTTTTTATAGACAACATTTATTAATATAAAAAAAGAAAAAAATTGATTTAAAAATATTATTTTAAATATACCATTATCTAAATGGATAATTTATTAAAAAATAATAAATTATCAAATGTTGATGATGAATGGGAAAATTTTATGAATGATGATTACAATATTGATAATATTATAAAAAATAATAATATAATATCTAAAGCTAATAAAATCCCTAAAGCAAGTCCATTATATATTTCAACAAAAACAAAAATAGCATATTTCAATCAAAATTTTGATCTACTTGAGTTATTTTGGAAAATACCAATTATTAAATATCAACAACATAAAATCGGAATATTAAAAAAACAAATTAAAATTAACTTGAAAAGTAAAGAAGAAATAATAGAATTAGAAAAAATATTAGAAAATAATGAAAATTATTTATATTGTAATCAAATTCTGAAAGTAGATGAACATAGAAAAAATGCATTTAAAGATATAAGAAAAATTAATATTGGAATATGTACAAAAGATTTATTAACTATAAAAAAAAAAAATAAGGGTGCATTTTACAATTGTTTTGTTGTTATAATTAGAATTAAAAAGGATAATAATTTTAAAGAAATTAATATTAAATTATTTAACACCGGTCAACTTGAAATACCTGGAATTCAAGATGATAATGATTTGTATAAAGCATTAGACTTATTTTTAAATATTATACAACCTTTTTTAAAACAAAAAATATTTTATCTAAAGGAAAAAATTAGAAATGTATTAATAAATTCAAATTTTAGTTGTAATTTTTATATTGATAGAAATATTTTATACAATTGTCTTAAAAAAAAATATAATATTGATGTTATATACGACCCTTGTTCATACCCTGGTATTCAATGTAAATATTATTTTAATGATTATAATGATATTGGTATTTGTAAATGCAAAAAAAAATGTAAAAAAAAAGACGGAACTTGTAAGGAAATATCTTTTATGATTTTTAGAACAGGTAGCATTTTAATTGTAGGCAATTGTTCCGAAGAAATAATTTATAAAATATATAATTTTATTTTAACTATTTTAAATAATGAATACAATAAAATATGTATTAGCAATAATGTTATAATTAAAAAGAAAAAAAAATATAAAAAAAAAAAAATTTTATTTTAAATATTTAAAAAAAAAAAAAAAAAAAAAAATATATAAAAAAAAAAGTTATAAATAAAAAAAAAAAAAAAAAAAAAAGAAGAAAAATTATTATTAATGTTAAAGCATAATATTTTTAATTAAATGAATTATTGTTTTTTATTAAATTTAAAATTTTTTCATTATTTTTTTTTATAGTTTTATTCTCATTAAAATTAATATTTATTACATCTTGTATTTTAAATGTCTTATTTTTATTAATTTTATTTATAAAAAGCATTATAATATAATTTGTAAAATTATATATATAATTTATTTTTTCTTTTTCTTTACTTGAATAGCATTGGTAAAAAGTTTTATTAATATCAAATATTGTTTTTTTATAAACAAATAATGCCGCATCTTCTTTTTTTAATTTTAAAAATAAATTATTTTTTTTTTTAATTTGTTCTATGAATTCAATATAATAAATATATCCATTTTTAGTATAAGTTAATGTTAAATATATATTTTTTGTATAAAATAATAAAAAATTAAAAATATGATGTAAAATATATAATCCATAATATATAATATTTTTATCTTTTCCTTCTATTTCATTAAAATGTTTCAAATATTCTTCAATTATTGAATAAAAATATATAATATTAGAACTTATTTTAGAATCCAATGTTATATAATAATTTTCTTTTTTTTTTAACATAATATAATATATATTTAATAAAATAATTATATATATTTTTTTTAAATTTGTATTTAAAGATTTTTTTTATTAAAATATTATAATGTCAGGACAAGAATATAATGAAGATAAATATAGATTACCCAACAAACAAACAATTGAACATGCAATTAAAATTGCAATTACACAAGATAGACCCATTATGATGGATTATTGGACTGATTCTATTGAAAAATTGATTATTATTGGTGTAAGAGATGGTGGTGAAAAATTACTTGTTAAAAATGAAGATGAATATACAAGCCCAATTACAAAAATATATAAAGTAGAAAACGATGATTATATAATTTTAACAGAAAATTCCCTTTATATAATAGATTCGGGTATTGATAGTAAAAAAATAGGTTAACTATAAAATATTTATTATTTTTTCTTTTTGTTCTTTTGTTAATTTTTTAGGATATTCTATTTTTAAATTTATAATTAAATCACCTTTTGTCCCATTTCTCATATATCCCATATTTTTAATTATTTTTTTATAATTATTTGTAAAAAAACAATCTAAATCATTGTTATTTTCAACTTTTATTGCATATTTTTTATTTGATGGATGCATAAATATAAATGAAAATCCTAATAAACATTCTTTTAATGTTATATTTTTATTATATATTATATCTAATCCTTTTCTTTTTAAAAATTTATGTTTTTTATTTTTAATAT